TTCAAAATAAAACTTTACTTGAAGGTTTAGAAAAGAAAATCTCAATAAAGAAAGAAGAATCCTCATTATTAGATGAATCTCAAATACGAGAATAAAAAAATCATATATATTTATAACAAAAATATTACTATAGAATGAACATTAAACATTCAAAGTACAAAAATACGGGTATCCTCTTTGAATTGCTTGTAAGACAAATCACATCAGATACATTGTCTGGTGTAGAGTCAAAAGCATCAGATATCCTTAAAAAATACTTTACTAAAACAGAACTAGGGAGAGAGTATAAATTATATGAAAGTTTCTTTAAGAATGTAAATGTTAGTGAGGCTAAAGCAGATATGGTGATAAACACTATAGTTGAAAGTGCTAAACATTTAAATCGTTCAGCGTTAAGAAGACAAAAATATAATTTAGTAAACGAAATTAAGAAACACTATAACATAGAAGATTTCTTTAAAACAAAATTACCTAACTATAAAGCTCAAGCCTCTTTATATTCACTTATAGAAATATACAGTGGAGAAGATAAACTTAATCCTAACCAGATTATAGAAAATAAAACAGTTTTATTAGAGTTTTTAACTAAATCTACTATCAATAAGCAAGAAGTTAAAAATAATATCCTAGAAGAATTTAAACATCAAGATAAAGATATTCAAGTATTAGCTTACAGAGTATTACTTGAAAAGTTTAATGATAAGTACGCTGGTTTAAACCATAACCAAAAATTAGTATTAAAAGAGTTTATCAATAGTGTTGACAGTACTCCTAAATTAAAAGAATTTTACAATACTAAAGTAAATGAGATTAAAACTCATTTAACTAAATTAAACAAATCAGTTACAGATAAAGCAATTCAAATTAAAATTAATGAAGTTATTAATATATTACCTTCATTAAGTAAAATGGATAAAGCATCTGATGATAATTTAGTAAACCTACTTCAATACTATCAATTAGTTGAAGAATTAGAAGCAATAGCAAAATGAGAGAACGTATTAGGGAAATAATCAAAAAGGTATTAAATGAAATGAGCGCCACAGGAACTGGTGCTTCTTTTACTCCCGGGTCAGGTGAAAACTATGCTACACCAGTAGCTGGAGTTGCTCCAAATTATTATGTAAAAAAATTAGGTTTTAAACTTGTAGACCCAAAAAAACTACATAAACAAGCTAAAGGAATAGACACAAAACAATTATGGAAGGGCAAAAAGTCCTAACATAAAACATATTTATAAACATGGAAAAAACACTACAAGTACAATATAACCTTATTAAAGAAGGTAAAGGAGATAAAGCATATTTTTTAAAATCAGCTTATCGCTTATTCCCAGATATGTTATCACCAGTTAATACATTTGAAGATACAACTCGTATTCTTAAGAATAGAGGTGTCATTAGTGAAAATATTGGTGGTTTAGTAACTACAGGTAAAAAACAAGATTGGCATGCTATCTTTAATGAGAATATTACCGCTCTTAAAGAAGAAAAAGAAGCTAAAGCTGAAGAAAAAGAAACCACTAAAGAAGTTACAGACATGGCTACTCGTGGTTATGATTATAAAGATGAAAAAAATTATGATAATATCTTTGGTGAAGAGTTCTTAAAAGGATATTATACTGAAATGAAAGACCCAGCTAATGCTGATAAAGATGTTGATGAATTAAGAGAAATTGTAGCTAAAAACTTAGCTAAAGACATTTCTTACTATGTTAAAAATGGTCAATTTGGAGTTAAAGGATTAGGATACACAACTGAAGCACCTGGATTAGGTGAGCCAAAAGAACCTAAAGGTAAATTTAAATCATCAGGATATGGTGATTTAAAAGAATCAGTATTACGTTTAGCTATTCAAGATATCATTAAAGAAGTATTAACTGAACTTACTGGAGATGAAGCTATGGAAGTAACTAAGAACAGCATAGTTCATTATAAAAAAGATGGTAAAGAAGTATCTAGTAAATATATAAGCCAAAGTTTAAACGCGGGTGAACCGTTACCTGTATTTAAATTAGAAAATGGAGACGAAGTTTATGCTGGAGATGTTATTAGATTATCTGAAGCATTAAATATGGATGCTATTAAAAATGAAGGTGAAGATGCTAAGAAAAAAGTAATGGAAAGACGTATTACAAATGAAATTGTAAAACGTAAAAAACAAATTAAAGCATTAGAAACTTTAACTGAGTTAGAAGGTGGTGAAGATAATATGAAAAAAGTTAAAGAACTTCAATCTGAAATTAAAAAATTAGAAGGTGCTAAAGCTAAATTGCATAAAGTAAAAGAAATAGCTTACGCTGGAGCTGGTGCGGTTGATGATTTAACTAAAGATCCTAAATTAAATACTATAAAAGACAAAGCATCTGTAATTAATAAAGTAAAACAAGGTGGAACAGTTGAACTATGAAACAAGTATTAATTGAAACCCAATATTTTACAGCTACACCTGTACAACTTACTGAAGGAAAAAGTGAGAGTGGAAATTTACTTGTTAAAGGTATTTTAGCTACAGCTGAAGTTAAAAATGGTAACGGTAGATATTACTCTAAAGATTTATGGGAGCGTGAAATAGATAAATATATGGAAAATGTTCGTGCTAACAGAGCGTTAGGTGAACTAGACCACCCAGACTCTTCTATCATCAACTTAAAAAATGTTTCACATAATATTAAAAAAATATTTTGGGAAGGAGATAATATAATGGGTATAATTGAATTATTACCTACACCATCTGGAAACATTTTAACTTCATTATTCCAAAATAACATCCCAGTAGGTGTTTCATCTCGTGGTATGGGTTCATTAAAACAAATGGGTGAATTGATGGAAGTACAAGATGATTTTGAATTACTATGTTGGGACTTTGTTTCAACACCATCAAACCCAGGTTCATATATGGCTGTGACAGGCATGATGAACGAATCTAAAATACCTCAACAATTTAATAAATATAAAAATGTAAATTCCATTATTACAGATATACTTTGTGCTAATGGAACTTGCCCAATATTTTAACCCCTCCTAAAATAGTATTCTAGGACTGATGCCTTTCGAAAGAAAGGCATTTCTTTTTGACTTTACATATCTCCATATATATGTATGTTCAAATATGCTGCCCCTGATTCTTATGCAGTATTTACAAATAAAAAATCTATTACGTTTCTAATAAACGTATTTCCAAAACAAATTTTAATTGAGGACAAAATGAACAGAGAAATGCTCAAAGAAGCAATTGCTGAGGCTAAGACCATTAAGGAAACTGCTATCGCAAGCGCTAAAGCCGCTCTTGAAGAAGCTTTTACTCCACAACTTACCGCTATGTTTGCTGAAAAGTTAAACGAAATGGATGGGTATATGGATGAGGAGATGACTGAAGAGATGGAAAATGAAAACTACAGTATGGAAGAAGAAGGATTAGAAGAAGACTTTAATCTAGAAGAAATCCTAGCTGAATTAGGTGAAGGTGATGACAAAGAAATGGAAGAAGGTATTTTCGAAGCTGACATGGATAAAGACATGGACATAGCAGATGAAGATCTTGAAGCTATGGTTAAAGACATCCTTAGCCAAATGTTAACTGATAAAATTGAAGCTGGTGAAATTGAAGCTGGTGAAAATTTTGAAAAAGGTGATGATGAAGTAGACGCCGATGATATGGATATGGATGTTGACACTGAAATAGACATGGATATGGATGATGACAAAATGGAAATGAAAGATGATGAAGAAATTTCTTTAGAAGAACTTTTAGCTGAAATCGATTCTTTAACAAACATTGAAGAAGGTAAAAAGAAAGCTAAAAAAGAAGACGAAAAGAAAGATGAAAAGAAGGAAAAGAAAGATGATAAAGAAAAAGAGTTAAAAGAAGCTTATGATGCTATTGCAGAATTAAGATCTGAACTTAATGAAGTAAATCTTTTGAACGCTAAACTTCTTTACACTAACAAAATCTTTAAAGCCAAAAATCTTACTGAATCAGAAAAAGTAAAGGTTTTAAACACATTTGACAAAGCAGAAACTGTTAAAGAAGTAAAATTAGTATTTGAAACATTGACTGAATCTTTTAAAGCAACAGCTAAAAAGAATCCAATCAAAGAATCATTAGGATCAGCTTCTAGAACTGTTGTTGCTGCCCCAAAACAAGAACAAATTATTGAAGTAAATGATGCTTTTGCTCGTATGCAAAGATTAGCAGGTTTACGTTAATAAAAAAATTAAAAACTAACTAAAAACAAAAAACTCAAAAATGAACACAATTCAATCATTAGTAGAGTCCGCAAATCCATGGAAGTCATTACAAGGTGACGCAGCTAAATTAGCTAACAAATGGAGTAAAACCGGCCTTTTGGAAGGTCTAGGTGAGGACGTAAACAAAAACAACATGGCTTTGATGTTGGAAAACCAAGCAAAGCAATTAGTAGTTGAGCAGTCTCAAACTGGTACATCTGCTACTTTTAATCCTGGTACATCTGGTGAAAACTGGGCTGGTATTGCATTGCCATTAGTACGTAAGGTATTTGGTCAAATTGCAGCGAAAGAATTCGTTAGCGTTCAACCAATGAACTTACCTTCTGGTCTTGTATTCTTCTTAGATTTCCAATATGGTACTACTAAGAATCCATTCACTGCTACTAACTCTTTATATGGTAACCGTAACGCTTCTAGCACTACTCCATTCTCTACTCCAAGTCCAGTAGGTGGTTTATATGGTGCTGGTCGTTACACTTACTCCACTAACCAATTCTCAGGATCTGCAGCTTTAGCAGGTAATAATGCTACTGCTGCTGCTAGTAAGATTATCACTGGTTCTTGGTCAGGTGTTAACTATGATTCATCTTTATCTGCTTCTGTAGCTGCTGGTCAAATTAAAGCTTTAATTTTCCCAACATCATCTCTTGTTGCTAATGGAACATTTGATATCGATGCAGTTCGTGGATTTATCATTAGTGGTTCTGGTGTAGATGCTACTATGAATTTACCAGCATTTACTCAATTTGAGGCTGGTAATAGCCAAGGTGCTAGTGGATGTATTACTTTCTATATTACCGCATCTACTGCTGTAGCTGCTGATCAAACTTATGTAGTATTCTATCAAAAGGCCACTGCTGATAACCGTCGTGGTGACTTTGAAGATACCCCATCACCATCAACATCTGTACCTAACTCTTTAAATACAACCACCATTGGTAATGCTATCCCAGAAATTAACATTTCTATGCAATCTCAAGCTATCACTGCTAAGACTAAAAAGTTGAAAGCTGCTTGGACGCCTGAATTTGCACAAGATTTGAATGCTTACCAAAACTTGGATGCTGAAGCTGAATTAACTAACATCATGAGTGAGTACATCTCTTTAGAGATTGACTTAGAAATTCTTGACATGTTGATTGAGGGTGCTCCTACTAATAACACTGAGTATTGGTCAGCTATTAACAACGTTACTTTAGATGCCTCTACACTTCCAACAGCTAGTTTAGGTTTCTATAACACTCAAGGTCAGTGGTTCCAAACTTTAGGTACTAAAGTTAACAAAATCAGCAACAAGATTCACCAGTTGACTTTACGTGGTGGTGCTAACTTTATGGTAGTGTCTCCAACTATATCAACTATCTTAGAATCAATCCCAGGATTTGCTGGTAATGCTAATGGTGCTGAAGATATGGAATATGCATTCGGTGTACAGAAAGCTGGTCAATTCAACAGCCGTTAC